GACGCGCTGGATGTGCCGCTGACCTTTTCATCGGGGGGCGGGTATTGGATTGGCGCGCAAGAGTATCAAGGGCTCTGGCAAGGCGGGATCCACCCTGGACCGACGGTCGGGACGAAACTCCGATGGACCGCGCCGGCCGATGGTACGGCGATTGTCACAGGATCCGTTCAACTGTTGTCGGCCTCCGGATTTGGCGTGACCTTTACGATGAAGCATGAGAGTACGACGATTGATGGCGCGGCTTCGCTCACGACGACTACGCCGCGGGTGTTCAATGAGACGGTTGTCGTTGTGACCGGGGATGTGATCGATTTCATTGTCGCGCCGAATAGCGGAAATTCGTATTGTTCGACGGCCCTAGCGCCCTCTATTCAATTGACGACGGATGGGACGACACCAGCCGATCCGGTGTTGAGTTCCTTGTCCCCCGCCTCGCTCCCCGTTGCGGTGCAAGGTGTCGGACTCTTAACAGTGACCTTGACCTCGGCTCCCGGAGCGAATGCGGTGGTGAGTGTCAGCAGCAGCGCCACCGGGGTGGCGACAGTCCCGGCGACGGTGACGATCGCCGCGGGACAAACGTCGCAGACGATTCAAGTCCTCGGGGTTGCACCGGGCGCCTCGACCATCACCGCGACCTACAATGCCGTCCCAAAGACCTCTCTGGTGTCAGTCAACGCCGCGCCGACGGCCGCATGGCCGAATGCCCCGGTTGGGGGGTCGACGCTATTTGAGTCGAATTGCAATTCTATTTCCGGGCTCTTGGATTTCTACAATTCGACCTTAACCCGGACGGATAACGGGGCGCCCGCCTCGCCTCCGGGCTGTCTGGTTCATCGCCTGGAAGCCTTTGCGCGGGAGGGCGGGGGAGAAACGCATTTCGTGTCGCCGACTCGCTGGCGTGAACACTATGTCGGCGTGATGTGGCGCACGAATGTCGGGTATCTCGGCCGTCCTGTCGGAAATAAGCTGTTCTTTCAACGGGGAGGCACCGGATCAAATGCGTTTTGGTTTTTGAAGGGCCGCAATTCGTTACAGGTAACGAGTAGCGGGGGCCAGCTCGCGTGGAGTAGTAACGGCGGGTTCGATAACACCCACATTCTCCCTGGCGACGGGCTCTTGGCCCTTCCGAATGTGAACGACCCCGTGATCATCCCCGGCGTGTGGTATCAGTTCGAGATGTATATCAAGTCAAGTACCACGCCGACGGCGCGCAACGGAGAATTGCGTTGGTGGGTGAATAAGTCCCTGACCGGCAGCTACACCGGATTGAATTATTGCAGCTCAGAAGGGGTTGGGATTCATACATGGGTGTGGACTGAAACGTGGGACGGATCCGGCGATATGGGCACGTCCAACACCGTGCCGTGGGAGTACTGGCTGGATCATATTCTGATCGTAGGAAAAAACTAAGATGATCTATCTCGCCAAATACGGAGAAGGGTGGACGCTCCACGGATACCAACTCGTCGATCGCACGACGGGCCAGTATAAGGTCACGCCGACACTCGCCTCCGGCGATTTCAAGATCGAGAAAGATGGGGGCGCGGCGGCGAATCTCGGGACCTTACCCGCCGTGGCGCCCTCGGGCGGAAGTTCGATTGACCTCACGTTTTCTGCCACCGAGATGCAGGGGAAACATATCGTTCTTCGCCTTGTGGATGCGGCGGGAGCGGAATGGAATGACGACGCCATTCACATCTTTACGGTGGGTGACAGCAATGCCTATTTCGAGTTCGATCTCTTTTCTGCAACGGTCGCCTTGTCGACAGCCTCACAAGGCGCGGTGTCCGGGGCGGTGTGGGATGAACTTGTTGTCAATCACGAAGTCGTCGGCACCACGGGAGAAGCTCTCTCGCTCACGAAAGAGGCCGTGTCTGATATTCAGACGCAACTGGCGACGTTGCAAACCGCCGTTGATGATATTCAGACCACGCTCGACGATGATAGTACGACGACACCGGCGACTGGCATTTCGTACATCACCATTGCGAACCTCGCCCTTCAGAAACTCGGTGCGTCGCTCATCGTGTCGCCGTCGGAGGATACGAGAGAAGCGAGAACCATCGCGGCGTGTTATGGCCCCCTCCGAGACAAGGAACTCCGGGCACACAATTGGAATTTTTCTATCAAACGCCAGATTCTTGCGCCATCGACGACCGTCCCTGCATTCGGATTCACCAAGGCGTTTGCGCTCCCCACGGACTATCTCAAGATCCTCCCGCCTGCGCGCGGGGTCGACTGGACGATCGAAGTCATCGACGGCCGTCCTCACGTCCTCACCAACGAGGGCGACACGATGTATCTCCGGTACATCGCGAAGGTGACGGATGAAGCGACGTTCGACTCCTGCTTTATGGAGATGCTCGCCTGTAAGATCGCGTGGCATTGTTGCGAAACAATCACGCAATCGAATCAGAAAAAAGCCGATGCCATGACGGAATACACGCTGGCAAAAGCCGAAGCGAAACGCACGAACGCCTTTGAACAGGCGACTCCGGATGAGCCCGAACCTCCATGGCTGTCAGCTCGACGAACCGGCGGGTATGGGCAAAACTGGGTCCGGTTCGGAGAGAGCTAAATGCCAAAAGTCTCGCCGATCCAAAATGCCTTCAACGCAGGAGAGATCAGTCCCCTTCTCTATGGCCGCACGGATTTCGATAGCTATAAGAGCGCACTCAAGGTGTGTCTCAATCAGATCCCGCTGATTCAAGGTGGGACGACTCGCCGACCCGGGTCATATTTTTGCAATGAAGTGAAAGATTCGGATGCGTTCACGCGCCTGATTCCGTTCAAGTACTCGACCACCCAAGCCTACATGCTGGAGTTTGGGCACCACTACATCCGGTTCATCCGCAATAACGCGCCGATCACCGACACCGCACAGGGGATCACCGCGGCCACACAGGCGAATCCGGTCGTCATCACGTATTCAGGATTCGACACCTACACCACGAATGATCACATCGAAATTACCGGTGTGCTTGGGATGACCGAGCTCAACGGACGTCGGTTTGTGATCACTAACATGAATACCGGTACGAACGCGCTGACACTCGGGAATCTTGATGGGACGCCTGTTGATGGGACGGCCTATGGGGCCTATATTTCCGGGGGTGCTGTGGGTCTCGTCATTGAGATTGCCTCGCTCTACGATGCCGCCGATCTTCCACGAATCAAGTACACCCAGTCCGCCGATGTGCTGTATCTCGTCCATCCCGACTATCAGCCTCACAAATTGTCTCGAACGTCCCATACGTCGTGGACGTTGACGGTGATGACCAATCGAGTGCTCCTCGATGGTCCCTACGAATCCACGAATGCGGGTGCGGTGACATTGACTCCAGCCGCCACGACAGGAACCGGTGTCACCGTCACGGCGTCGGCGGTGTCGGGGATCAACGGAAACACGGGATTCGCGGCCTCTGATGTCGGGCGATTGATTCGGATGAAACATAGTTCGACGTGGGGCTATGCGATTATCATGACGATTGTAGACGTCGATGAGATCACGGTCGACATTCTGAGCGCGTTCGGAGGCACGGGCGCCACAACATCATGGCGCCTTGGCCTTTATTCAACCAGAACGGGATATCCAGCCGCGGTGACATTCTACGAGGATCGGCTGTTTTTCGGCGGATGTTCTGCCAATCCGCCCCGATTCGACGGATCCAGAAGCGGGGATTATGAAAACTTTATGTCGAGCGATCCTGATGGCACCGTGTCCGACGATCACGCGCTCTCATTTACGCTGAACTCAGACGACGTACAAACGATTCGATGGATGAAGGGCGATGAAAAGGCGCTCGTGATCGGGACGGTGGAAGGGGAATGGCCGGTGCGACCAAGTACGACCTCTGAGGCCATGACGCCGACGAACATCTCGGCGAAACAGTCGACGGGCCGAGGGAGTGCGGACATCCAGGCGATTCGTGCGGGCGAATCGATCCTCTTTGTGCAGACCGCGCAGCGACAATTACGAGAGATCTCCTACGTCTTTGAAGCGGATAAGTTCAAAACGCCGGATTTGACCGTCCTCTCCGAACACATCACCAAAGGGCCGACTCCTGACGAGTCGGGTATTTCAGACATCGCCTACCAGAAACAGCCCCAATCAATTGTGTGGGGCACTCGGAAAGACGGGACGCTGCTTTCTTTTACCTACGAGCGCGATCAGAAGGTGACGGCGTGGGCGAGACATGCGATCGGCGGGCCTTCGGCGACGGTCGAATCAGTGGCCTGCATCCCGAGTGCGGACGGCACACGAGACGAGCTGTGGTTGATTGTAAAACGCATCATCGGGGGGCGCGTGTGCCGGTACATCGAATTTCTCACCAAGACCTGGGAGCACGGAGACGCGCAAGAGGATGCGGTGTATGGGGATTGCGCCCTTACGTATGACGGGGCGCCCGTCACAACGATTACCGGCCTGTGGCATCTGATCGGCGAGACGGTCAAGGTGCTCGCCGATGGAGCCGCACACCAGGATTGCGTCGTCAGTGCGTCCGGGACGATCACGCTCACCGAAGCGGCCTCGGTGGTGCAAGTAGGCTATGGGTACCACAGCGACGGACAATTGCTCCGGATCGATGCGGGCGCGGCGGATGGCACCGCGCAGGGTAAAGTTCAACGAAAACATAATGTGACCTTGAGATTGCATGATACACTCGGGCTCAAGGCGGGAGAGACGTTTAACACCAGTGGACGCGGCAAACTCACAGAAGTCACCTTTCGCACCTCAGCGACCCCAACCGACGAGGCGGTGCCCCTCTTTAGCGGCGATGTCTTCATCGTGTGGGATGGTGAATACACGTCCGAAGGGTACGTCTGTTGGCGGTTTGACGGGATGTTTCCGGGGACGGTCTTGGCGATTATGCCACAGATGCACACACAGGATCGATAATGAGTCACGTCGATGATCTCCTATGGGCCTTTCAAAGCGGAGCATCTTTCGGCCTTGACGGTGCAAGAGGCGCAACGCTGGACCATGAGTTATATGCCACCTTCTATGATGCAGCTTTTAGAGGGCCTCTGGTCGAACACGGTCTTCAAAGACGGCCGACCTATCTGTTGTGGCGGGGTGATCGAACAACGTCCGGATTACGGGATTCTTTGGTCCTTCGTCGGATCGGACGTGACGCCCCATGATTTCTTTCACCTACACCGACTTGCTCGACTATTTATACGGTCCCTCCCTTACCGACGGTTGGAAATGCACGTTGACTGTGAATTCGTCAACGGCCATCGATGGGCCAGGGCACTCGGATTTCGATGTGAGGCTCCGCGTATGCGCGCATTTCTACTCAACGGACTCGACGCCGCTCTGTATGCGAGGATAAATGGCTGATCCGATCACAATTATGGCCGGTATGTCGATGGTCGGTGGGCTTGTGGGCGCGATGGGCGCTCAGGCTCAAGGCCAGAGTGCGGCCATGGCGCAACAGTTCAACGCCGAGATCGCGGGACGGAACGCCGGCCTCGCGCGTGAATCAGCGGCCTACGATGCGGCGATCCAAGAGCGACAGTCGCGGATGCAGCTTGGTGCGATGCGTGCGGCCTATGGCGCGTCCGGTGTCCGGGCCGAAGGCTCCGCCCTGGATGTCCTCGAAATGAGCGCCACGAACGCCAAACGGGATTACAACGCCATTCTCTACAAGGGCGATCTCAAAGCCTTGGGGTACGAAGATACGAAGACCTTGAGCCTCTATGGAGCGGAATCGGCGAAGACCCAAGCGGATTGGGCGACGGCCAGCAGCTTGCTAACGGGATTCACCGGCGCGGCCAAGACCTACGCCTTCGGGAACACGGGCACCTCAGCCGGGGCGCCCGCTGTACAACTCAGCTAAGGATTCCATGCCACGGATCAAAGAGTATACGAATCAAGTCGGTGGAGCACAGGATCTCCCCTTGGCCCAAGTCACTCGCCAAGCCTACGCCTCCGATTTCAACGGGGCCGGGGTCGGCGCGTCGATGTTGGGGAACGCGATCGAACGAGGGGCGAATGATCTGACCCAAGCCTACCGATTGCAGGAAGAGGCGAAGGCCCGTCAAGAAGTGACGGATGCCGCGGTAGAACTCTCTCGATTCAACGCTTCAGCCGCGCATGAACTCCAGCAAGCGAAGAACTCCGGGGCGATGGATGACGACTCCTACACCGAACAGTACATGGCCCGGATCTCGACGAACCTCGATTCGGTCGGGCAAAAGTATCAGACGGCGCAAGGGCGACAGGCGTGGGAGCGGGGCTCGGCGGCGACCCAAGCGCATTATCTTGTCCAAGCGGGCGAGATGCAGTCTCAAATGGCCGGCGTCAAGGCGGTCGCGCAATACAAGGATTTCGTCGCGAGTTCCTCGAATGCGGTCATGATGAATCCCTTCGACTTCGAGCGCATCGAGCAAAGCGCGGCCGACGTCATCAATGACCCCCGTGGCGTCTTCTCCAAGATCCCGGCCGAGAAGCGGGATGAATTGGCCTTGATGGCGAAACAGCAACTTGCCCAATCCGCCGCACAGGGCGTCATTCGACTCGATCCGACGCTCGGGATGGAACTGTTGACCAAAGGCAAGTACGCCAGCTATCTGAGCCCGGATACGACCCACGCCCTCATGACAGAAGCTCGCGTCGGCATGGCGGGACAAGAGGCGGAAGCCCGGAGACAAGAGGCTGAAGCGGAACGGCAACGGAAGAAAGAAGTGATGGCGACCCAAGACCAGTTCGTGGGGTTGCTTGCCTCCGACTCGCTCACCGTGCCGATGATTCTCGACTCGAAGCTCGATCCGGTAGGAGATGGGTCGAAAGAGCACTTCATCAACGTGCTCAACGCCAAGAATAAAGTATCACAGGACGCCCCGATCAAGCGGGATCCTGGGACGTTCATCGATGTCCTCCAAGGCATCCGAGACGGCAAGATCACCAACGAACAAGAGATCGAACAGAAGTTCATGGATAGCGCCCATCTCGGGGTGGGGATCACGTGGGAAGACACCAAGCAATTGCGTCAAGAACTGAAGGATCTTCGCACACCAGAGGGAGAGAAACTCGGCGCACAGGTTAAAGCCTTCTCGGAAGCCGTCGCCCCGCAGATCGATAAGTCCAATCCCGTCATGGGGAAGATCGATTTCCGCGGCAAGGCCAAACTCTACGAATTCAATTCCATGGTCATGGATAAGGTCAACGAGTACAAGCAACAGGGGAAAGACCCCCGGACGCTCATGGATCCAAAGAGCCCCGATTTTCTTGGCTCACCGGAAACCATCAACCAGTACAAGACGACGATGCAAGACTCGATCAAAGAGATGTCCGAGAATATGCGCCGGGGCCAAGCCACGAAACCGCCGAGTGCCGGCACGTCTCCGGGGGTGTTCCAGTGGTTTAAAGATGAGTTTCAATCAGATCAGAAGGCACCAGAAGCTCCCAAGGCATCGGCAGAACCGCAGATGCTCGATCCCAATGGGCCTCCGGTAGAATCAAAAGCCCAACTCGATCGCCGAAGCGCCATCACCAGCATGGAGAAGTCCGTCAAGACGATGCCGGGACAAGAGCCGATTATGGTGGAGCCTCGGAAGCATGGAGAATCCGCGGCCGATTTCTTGAAGCGTTGGAATGAGGCGCACAAGAAATGATGACCGAGACGATGAAGAACCA